TGTAGCCTTTGTATTCATTATCATTGGCGTTGTTGTCCTGCTTCTTGGTGGTATTTCTGTTGGTGAGATTAACCAGGTAGTTGAACTCATTGCAGGAATTATTTCTGCAATTGGTCTTTTGATAATCGCAATCAAAAAGCTTTTGCAGAAAAAAGACACCACAAAGAAGTAAATTAAAATATTTAATTTTCAAAATCTGGATTAATTGAAAAATTGGTCCAGATTTATTTTTTTAATCATGGATGGTAATTTGATATGGAAATCAAAATAAAAAAAATTGAAGATGGAAAACTCCCTGAATATAAAACATCAGGAAGTGCGGGAGCTGATTGTTACGCCAGAATCAAAAAAGATGTAATTATTAAATCTGGAAAAAGTGGGACTATTCCACTTGGGTTTGCAGTTGAAATTCCTGACGGATATGAAATGCAGATTCGTGGTCGTTCTGGTCTCGCATCAAAATCAGGAATAGAAGGATTTACGGGGACAATTGATTCAGATTACCGCGGGGAAGTTTCAGTAATTCTTTTTAATCATTCTGACAAAGATTTCATTGTTAAAAATGGGGATAGAATCGCGCAGGCAGTAATAGCTCCAGTAATTAAAGCAGAATGGTATTTGACAGATAAATTATCAGAAACAGAAAGAGGGGAAGGTGGTTTTGGTCACACTGGAATTTCTGAAGAAAAGTTTTATGAACCTTTTACAAGAATAAATGAAATTGAAAAGTTTATTGGTAAAGATGTTATCGTAGACAATAAGACTCAGGGAAAAGTTAATGCGGTTTATTATTCAGGTGGATTTATTCAGATTCAATTCATTCTTCTCAGGGATAATTTAGTTTGCGGGGATTCTATCAAAATGAGTCTTCCAACAGCCTTTGAAAGAGTTAAAATTAATGGTCATAGATTTGGCAGGGAAATAGTTCCAGATGAAGAATTCAAAGATGATTAAATGTTTTACTCCTGACGATTTGAAAGAATACAATCATGAAAGATATGAAAAAGACAAAAAACATCGTCTGGAATATCAGAAAGAGTATTATGAAAAACATAAAGAAGAAATAAAAAAGAAAGCTGGAAGCAGATACAAAATAAAATGCGGACTTAAGGATTGAAAAATGAAAACACCAGAACCAAGAAGTTTACTGACTGACTTTCCTTTATTGATAGACATTAACCCTGATTTGATTAATGTTTTCATTATCTGGAAAAAGAAGTTTGAAGAGAAAACCGGTAGAGTTCCTAACAACATAGATTATATGTATGCGGGTTATATTCTTTCAAATCCTATTGTCAGAGAACAATACAAAGAAAGTGAAAAGGTGATTAATCATAGGAGTTGAAATCATGAATAGATTAAATATTGGCAGATGTTCCAGATGTATCATGAGTGAAGTTAAACCCATTATCAAGAAGAATAAAATCTATCGTTTCAGGTTCTGCAATAAATATCAGAAATGGTGTAGAGGTTCATCCGCTCATTGTCCTGCATCCCCTATGGGCGTTAAATTAACTGAAATAGAAAAATAAGTCGTTTTGAATCTGGATTTATTCCAGATTCTTTTTTTATTTTAATTTATAGAAAATTGTTGATTAAAAATATAAAGTAGTTTATAATTTTAATTATGGGATACGGGAAATCCCTATTAAATCTATTTTCTGGTTTCTTGATTCCAGATTCAAAAATCAAGAAGTGAGGTTTATATGAAAAAGAATATGGTTACAGAACAACAGCTCCAGCTTTTAAGGGATGCTTACGAATCTACTCTTGGTACTCCAGATTATCTTAAATACAAATGTGAGTGGCACTTAAAATCAAGTAAATCTGGTCAGTGGAAATTTTCAATCTGGGGTTCACCTGCAAGTTTCAACAAAGGTTATTTCAAAGTTATTCGTGGTGAAATTTATATTTACTCAATGGATGGTGAAGAAAGATTCAAATTAAATGAAGAATGCAAAGAACTTCTTGGAATCACTCCAGAAACTTTTAACTCACCTAAGAAAGAAAAGACTTTGACAAAGAAAGAAATGGCTGAAATAATCCTTCAGAATAGTTCTTGTATGGGAGTATCTGAAACAAGATTTTACAAGAACGTTAATAAACAACCAAAAGGCTGGATTGAACGTTCATACAATTATGTAATGGAATCAAAAACAGCGGAAGAAAAGAAGCTGAATGCTGATTTTGTAATGCAGTGGTTAAGATAGGAGTTGAAATCATGAAAAAATATACTTTGGAGCAGGTTAAAGAATTATTGAGCGATTTTGTTGATTATTTTGGTGAGGATTGTTTGAAATATAATAGTTCTTTAGATTGTTATACTTTTGACGGATATTTAATGGCAGGTGCGGTTAAGATAAAAAAAGCCATGATAGAAAGTGGTAAATTCAAAGATTTATCTGTTAAAAGAGACATTTATTGTTATGGGTTTGGAACAATTTGTTTCAATATTAAATAAGATTTTGTAGAATTTTAGAAATTAAAAATCAAGAAGGAGTGGAAATCATGAAAACATTAAAATCTGAATTAAAGGGTCTTGACCCTCTGGAAAAAAGAGATTATTTGAAATCACTTTTCAATCGTACGAGCTGGGAATTTATTTTTTATATTCTTCCATGTGACCCAGAATATCAGGATTTACTTAAAGAACCTGATTTTCATGAAGGTGATTTTGACCCGCTCTATGAAATGGGTTTTGATTCTTGGGAAAAGGTTCGTGAGTTGGCTCTGGAATGTTCAAAAGAGAATATCAAGAATGAAAATTATGATTCCAGAAAAATCATCCAGAGAGTTAATAAAATCATGAATATAGCATAAATAATTCTGCTTTCTGGTTCTGAAATCCCTGACTCAATGTCAGGGATTTTTTTATTTATCAAAATCAAAAGATAATATATAATCTTTTCCATGGATGGAAATAATTTTGAAATTAATGAAGAGTTTCTGGAGCTGGTTATAAATCAACCCCATTATCTTGGTTGGTTGATTGGAAAAGACAAACTGACTCCTTTACATTCTGAGTGGATTAAGTATTGCTGGGATTCAAAAGAACCAAGAGCTTTGCAGGCTTTCCGTGGTGGTTATAAATCTACCGCAATAGACCTTGTTGGAATTATCAGGAACTTTCTTCTGAATCCTAACGAACGTGTGGCCCTGATTCGTAAATCATATAATGATTCTTGTACCATTGTTTCTGCGGTAAAGCAGGCAATGGAATTAGCTCAAGTTAAAAAATTATTTGAAGTAGCCCACGGATTCACACCAAGAGCTACCATGGCAAAAGAAGGTAAACTCAGATACAATTTCAAGACAACAATCACTCCAGAGGTTTCATTAACTGCTCATGGAATCGATGGTTCTTTGACCGGTATGCATTATGATAGAATTATTTGTGACGATATTATCACATTAAAAGATAGAATCTCAAAAGCAGAGCGGGAAAAGACAAAAGAAATGGTCAATGAAATTGCAACCAACATCATTGACCCAGATAAAAATTCTATTTGGATTGGTACACCTTGGCATAAAGAAGATGCTTGGGTAGAAATAAATAAATTCGCAGATATCGCAACCTATCCACTTCCAGAGTTTAATTTTCTTGGTCCTGATGCTATTGAAAAAAAGAGAAGAACCACAACTCCTTTTCTTTATTCTGCTAACTATGAACTTGAGATTCGCAGGGATGAAACAAGTCTTTTCTCTGAACCAAAAATGGCGGAAGGTTGGGATTATACAAAAAGGTCTTATGCTCATATAGATTGCGCCTATGATGGAAATCACTTCTGCGCCCTGACAATAATTTCACCTTTGGATAATGACGACCCAACTTTAGCGAAAAAGTTTCAGGGAATTGGTTTTACATATCCCGGTAATTGTAAGGCTTGGGCAAATGAGGTAGCAAGACTTTATAAAAAATATAAATGTAGATTCCTGCTCAATGAAACAAACCCAGACAAGGGTTATTTTGCAAATCAGATGGAAAAATTAGGAGTCAGGACTAAAACCTATGCAGAATCAGAAAATAAACACATCAAGATTTCAACAAATCTTTACGAATACTGGGATTCTATTTACTGGAGTCCAGACACTGACCCTGAATACTTAAATCAAATAATTGATTATAGGGAAGGTTCTGAACCAGATGATGCTCCTGATTCATGCGCCACAATATTCAGGGAAATCTGTAAACCAAATAAATCAAAAAGTCACGCTCTCTGGTCAATGTAAAATAAAATACTTTCATTTTTCTGCTTTATGTAATATTATTGGAGTTGGAGGAAAGTGAAATGGTAAAAGTATTTTTAATCGTAATTTTAGTATTGATTCTTACCTGCATAATAATGTTTATCATAATTAAAAGTCAGAAATCCAAAAACAAAGAACTTCAGGGTCAAATAAATGATTGTAAAAGTTCTTATTCTGAATTGAACAATAGATTTGAAAAACTTCTGGAGGAAAATGAAATTGAAAAGAAACATAACAAAGAATTGGCTGAAAAGCTTGCTAATATTTCTTGTATGTCTATTGATGATGTTCTTAGTCAGTTGCAAAACGACTAAGGAAATCCAGATTAAGTATTATGTTCCTGAAATAAACCCGCCAGAATTTCCAAAACTTCCAGATTATGAAATAACAGAAAATGGGATTCTGGTTAAAGATGAAAATTATTTTAGACGATTATTGATTTTCAAAGAATCATATAAATCTGAAATAAATAAATACAATGAAATCAAAATGAAGTTGGAGGAAAATAATAATGAACAATTATGATAATGCAGAACCAAAACCTTTGAAGTTTCTGGTTTCAGATGGAAAGTTGGTGGATGAATCAGGAAATGTAATTGCAGAATCAGACTCATTGCAGGATATTTATGTTAAATCAAGTCCACAGGTAAAAAAATATCTTCTTTCAGATGGTTCTGTGGTAGATGAAAATAATAATCTTATTATCAAGAATGATTATTATAAAAAGGTTTATGACCAGACCACCCCAAAAGTTGCAAAATATCTTCATTTAGATGGAACGATTGATGAAAATCCTGGTGGCGGTAGTAATACCGCTTATGCATGGAAAGACAATGACAATGATGTCTGGTATTTTGATTTTGACTCCGCTCCAGAATCAAAACTAGAATTTCAGGAAACAATGTTACTTGAACAAAGTAACGATTATTCAGTAAAAATTGAAACCTCTGATTCATATTTTACATTTGCTTTAACTGGTTATCACAAAGAATCAGATAATGAATTTTCAATTGTTGTTTCAGGTAAAACTCAAACTTTCACAAGAAATTCATCGAATGATTTCACTTTATGGAAAAGGAGTTAAAAAAATGAGTGATGATATCAGAATCAGAAATATAATTAAGTCGGATGGCTGGACAAATCTTTTTACCGGCCTTGGTGGAAAAGCAGATAAAAAGAAATCCACAAAAGCCACGCCAAATGGTTTTTTGTTGGATGCA